TGTACGACGCAATGCATCTTGTTATTACGGATCAGATACTGTACGGCATTCGTACACATGAAGTCGGATCGACCATTATGAAAGGCATCCTCGTGCATGGTCGGACGCGTGTAGATCATGATGGCTCGACGAGTGTCCTTGTTTGCCACCAGCTCGGATCGACACTTCTTGTACTGATCATAGTTAGCAGGAGACCAGATGCACCATCCGTAGTTCGAGTTGATGAGACCATCTTTGTCAGCGACTTGCTTCCAGATCTCGGGGACCTTGCCGGGAATGTCATTCACATTCAAAGACTGAGACTCGTACCATTCGAGTTCACGACCGATGTAGTCATAGTTCAAAGCACCAAAGATCGTGGGCTCATCGGCCACAAATGAAACGCCGATCACCTCGATCGTCTTCACGCCAGACTTGTCTGTGACAAATTCTCCAGCCTCGAGAGCCGTGGAGAAGTGCCACTGAATATCCATTACATTCATTCTTATGTTCCTCATTGATTAGCCTTGTCCTCTGTCAAGAGTTGGGCAATTTGTTTTTGTTCGGGTGTCGGCGATGCAGTTATAGGACGATTCAGAAAGTCACGGTCTAATCTTTGGCCGTCGATCTTTCCACGGCAATAAGAGACGATAAACGAACAATAGTTAATCATGTCTTTGGCCGAGTCTTCAATTGATTCAAAGTTAGGCCTGTAGTTAGGATCATTCTGCATGGCGCCGATAACGGATTCCATACGAAGTTTCTTGGCATGAACGATGTCAAGCAAAGAGATAATGCCGTTGGGATAGTAGTCAGCCTGTTTGATCCTTGAATTGGGGTTCTGATAATCAGTCGACTTGCGAATCTGTAATTCTATACACTCGCGAAGTACCTTGACTGACTCACGTTCAGTAGTATTTTCTAATTTAATATGATGCATGATTTGAATGAATATTATATCACAGTTGTGGCAAAAGTACAACTTTTAATTACGAAGTCGTATCGGGATTCTCGGTGTCGAGGTAGAGGTGCTCGTCGAGGAAAAGATCGATGGACTCGGCTAAGGTGTCAGCCTTATAGTGACCAATGTAGTCCGAGAACGATTCTATTCCGGACCAATACTTGATCTCTGGCATCTCGCCTCCCTCCTTGATGTATTTCTCGAGGCGCTGGAGAGTGACGTGTATATCAATAATTCGAGTTTGCATTATAGAGTTTAGATCCAGAGAGTTCGCGCATTTGTTGAGCGAGAACGGGATTAGTTATAGTTCTGAGGTGAATCATCTTTGAGATAGGCCAGCACACCATGACTCGGCCCATTGGTTCATACTGCGTAGGACGCGTTGAGACCATGTTGTAGTTTTCACGATCCACACATTCGAATATCTTAATATCTGATGTGGCATCGTATTCCACGAAGATCAAACGATCGACGGACATGCACTTCTTCAGATTGGTCTGCTTCTGAGCATTGACTGTGAACGATCCATTTGGATGACGATTCTGTGTCTTCACCTCGATGTTCTTACCCAGCGCAGTCATGTCTTTGATCGTGTCATACTTGTTTTCAGACAGGCTTCCACCAAGGATCGAAGCAACGAGATCTTCACCCAGTTTACCAAGCTTCTCTTTGTTTGTTGTGTAGTTCATGTAGATAGCTTATTATATTTTAGTGTTGGCAGCATCCATCGCATCCATGTATAGAATCTTCTTTAGCTCTAATGCAATCTGGATCGGGATGCCCAATTCCATGTTTGCAAATGCGTTCGGTGATTCCCCTATCCATTCGATAGTTTATAGGCCATGTACGCATGTGATGATTAGAAGGACTATGTACAGCGCAATTTTCTTCTCGACATTCAAATGCAGCATGCGTATGCAATTTTGCCCAATACTCTTTTTCGTGTTTCAATAATTTCATAATACAGTTATTCAATCAAAACGGCTTTAAGAAGTTTTCGACCTTATGTGAACGAGGAAGCTTGTCACTCAGCTTACGCCAATATCGAAACACTCCACTCACCACACCATAGTACGGTTTAATGAAGAATCGTGAGTACCATTTCGTCCAGAATACACGCTCATTCTCCCTTCGTTTTTCCCACGCTTCGCTCTGAGCTCGAGATTCTGCATTGTTCTCGTGAGTGAATGCTTTCAGACGAATGGACTTTACCTTGCCATCAATGACCTTGGCTGTATATTCGACCCAATAGTCGTTCTCTAATTCAAGATTGTCTTGAAAGCGAATGGAGTCATAGAAGTCAAAAGAGCCGGTGAAGTCATGAATATCTTTCCACTTCGAACTTACTGCTTTCATGTGACCGATACGGCGCAGGACTGATTCGCTCTTTGGATCTCCAGGCACGTATTCGAGTACCGCGTCAAGTACTTGCAGCTTCTTGTCGGCCGTGATTCGATACTGCGCAAACGCGTTGTAGATGTCCTTGGTCTGAAAGGTAAGTTTATTGAAGTCATATCCTTTGAGTTCCATCGGATCTGGAATCTTGGGCAGCTTGGCCTCACACGTGATGTAGTCGAACATTCCCATAATTTATTTAGTTGCTGTTGTTGTTACTGATTGATCGGTGACAAATTTGCCCAGTCTTTCTAGGCTAGCTTGTGATAAAATTAGTTGATCTCCATAGGGACGACCAGAGCAAAGGATCTGCCATGCATGACGAATGCGCTGAAACCACTTGAGTCTGGAGGCATTATTCTGAGGAGTCCAGATGCAAATATCGTATTGCTTATCTTTCCTGTCGTAGACGATCTCGAGCATCTCAGTCGAGCACTCACACTTCAGATTCAGGATGCGAGGCGTGGACTTGGTTTTCTTTTCTTTCATTATTGTTCTCCTACTAGGTCTTGAGTCCAGTTTATTGTGAATGTCTCACCGGATGATGATGTCCAGGTTTGTATGTGCATATCCATTTCAAGGGCAAATGCGAATTCAAGTTGTTCAGGCATAGGTCGTATTCTTTTCAATGTTGGTTTGTTTTAGTTCTTCGAGAGAACGAAAGCGTGTGGCAGAGAATCCGGCTTCAATGCCGCGATTGTTGCATGGATTATTTAGCCCGATCAAAAGAAGTGACGGCTCGTGTTTGACGTGCATATCCATGAGCAGCACATCCGCATTAACACCTGGTCGCACATCGCGTACGACATAAACCTTGTCCTCAATAGGAAGCTGCAAATAAATCTGCAGCACAGAGTCTGGAAACTTTCCATCCACACAGACGACCTTTTGTCCGATTTCAAACATTGCCGCCTTTGTTTTTCTGATTCTTGATCCATTCTTTGCCGAGCTCGGTGGGACCGTAGACGGCTTCGCCATCTGCATTATAGTCCACAATCTCAAGTAAGCCTTTGGCCACGAGCGATTCGATAATACTTTTCGCTTCATCCAATTTTACCTGATTCAGGACTTCCATGACTTCTTCCTCCGGAATATCGGGAAATTCTTCTTTGATCATGCTGATCGCCTCTTCCTCCGTGATCGGAAAGTCTTTCTTGCCGTCGATCACATCGGCCACAAAGTCCGCGTTAGATTGGCAATAATTCAGAAGATCGTCGATCGATCCGCTAAAGCTTTTCGTAAAAATTTCTTTTCCCATATTGTTAGAGATTGGGCAGGCAGAATGCCATGTAATAGGCAAGGGTCAGAATATAGAGACCGAATGCGATGACGGCCAATATGTCTTTTGTTTTGTCTTTCATTGGTTAGTAATTTGTCGATGCTTCCATTCCGGTCAGACGTTCCACGAGGTCTAGTGCGTCCCGGCGACGGCCGCCGATGTGCCAATGATACTTGCCGGTCGGGATCCGATCTTCCTTCCAATCATAGATCGTAGCGACCACGCCATTGTGCTCAAGTATCCAGAGGCCGCAAACCTTGTCACCGTATTCCTGCTTGATCGGTCCGAGACGTGCCTCGAGCTGTTCCCGAGTGGCCGTCACGTATCCTAGCAGGTGAGTGAAGTTCGTGTTGGTGTCCGGATGATTGATCCGCGCGTCCTTCATATTGGCCGCCTCCCAGTCGAGCTGGGCCTGAATCTCGGGTGTCTCGTAGATCTCCTCGCACGTTACGCGAGCCATGTCATATATGTCGTCTGTCATAAAATTATTGCTTGTTGGCGTGAATCGTCTGATAGTACATGCCGGTCGTTTTGCTGAGGATGTACGTGTGAAGGAGGGTGCAGCCGCGAGTGAGGATGTCCTTGGTCTGCTCGTAGATCTCCGGAGTCACTTCCTCGTCGACCAGCGGTTTGCTGGAGACCTGAGGCATCGAGAGCTTGAGACGAACTCGATCCGTGAAGTGGGAGATCTCCAGCATCTGCTCGCGAGGACCGCTACCGAATTTGCTGCCGTCGGGCAGGCGGTGCAGGAAGTGTTGGATCTTGGTTGCTCGTTCGCTATGTTTACGTTGTTTCATTCTGGTATAATAATACCAAGTCTGGGTCAAATGTACACAAAAAAGTGCGAAAAAGCGCAAATATTTTCCCCTTGATTATCAACAACTTATACGCGGAATCAGACCCGGAGCGCAAAAGATATGGCCCTGGCGGACTCACTTTCGACCGGCCGGCCCTTGTACCAGCCGCCGGTATCCAGATCCAGCTCGCGGACGAGCGAGGCAATTTCCCTGGGCTCGATCGGATATCCGCGGCGGATTGCGTTCACGGCGATCGACGTCATGATCTTGTACATCCCCAAATACCAGCCGGTCGTCGTGATCGATTTGTATTCCTGAATGAGCCGCTGATTCACGAACGGACAATCGCGATATGACGTCCATGTGTATTTCCTTCCGTTCTGAAGTTGCGACTTTCGATATGCTTCCATCTTCATCTGCACTTCTTCCGGCAATTGCGAGAGCAGATCGTTCTGCGTCTTTTCAACGAACGTGTGTTTGTCCATCAGATCACGCGGATCAAGCACGGGCGCATCCTTATGTGAGAAGATGAAGTTGTATGCATTCGGATATTCGGCTGGCACGTAATACATTCGACTGAGATCCTTGGTCTGAGGATCGGCCAACGCATTAAACTCCTTGTTGAGTGCGTACCAAAAGTGTTTGATCTTTTCGGCCGGCACGTGTTTGGTCAGCGGAAGCACGATTCGAAATTTAGGATGTTCGACACGTGAAGAGGCCGACGAATAGCAGATGTGGCGATTCACACGAAATGCATCGACCGCCTGATCGAATCCACCAGTCGGATAATCATCCACATCGATTGCAGCCCAACCGGCCCAAGAGATCACATTCTTATTGGCGCGTGTTGTGTTCTTTTGAAAGATCGCCGGAGTGATCAGAGGAGATCCATCTGCACGTTCACCTTTCTTGGGCTTATAACCCGGCTGCCTGGCCAGACCAAATAACAATTTCTCCAGATCATCAAAGGTCTCAAACGTCATTAGACGATGAGCCTTGTTGTCAAAGATGGAATTGAATATGGTCAGGCCAAGCATATGATCAAACGATCTTGGAAATAATGCCGTGATTGCCTTTGTGTGAAGGCGCAGTCCATCCTTTGGGCTTGATTAGATCTGGCAAACCGTATGGGTTTGGCCGAGATTCTTTGATGCCAACTTTCTTCTTCATATTTGCCTTGAGCACTTCGTCCCATGCCTGGTGCGCATCAATGTCATACGCATCAAGCGTTCCGATTGCCACAACACAAAGATCGATCAATGCATCGACAACTTCTTCTGGATCACGATTGTGTACTGCCTTGAATCCTTCATTCAGTTCCTCTTGAAGGAAGCGAAAGCGGAACTTCATGTATGAAGTCAGTAATTCTTTATTGAGTTCGATCGTCTTTTCTTTGACGCCAAACTTCTTGTGCATCTTGCGTATATCCTTTACCCAATTCTTACTCATTATATGTTATTCGTGTATGTTTATGTTGTTGTCGTTGCAGAGTTCATGAAGATTATCTCGAGCTGCCTGAAGAGCCTTGGTTACTTCTCCAGACAAATCTTGATACTTTATTTGTGAGCGGAAATATTCGTCCATCTCAGTAACGACATATTTCCAGTTGCTGCCATCGATAGCCATGCGATGTTCCGCATCTTCTTCTGGCAAATTGAATTCGAGTGTTGCTTTCATTGTAGTTGAATATTATATCACGTTTTGATTATTTGTACATTAGATTGTTTCATGAAAAGAATTCTTCCAAACTTCCCTGCTCTTCGGCTGTCCATCCGATGGCCTTGAGAATCGTATCAAGCGGATCGAGGAACGTCTTTTCAAATTGCAGGTCGTAGTCGACAAAGTTATTTAGCCCAAGTTCAGCAGGCAGTCGATCAGGGAAGGCAATCACGTTCTCTTGAATCGGATTCGGCGTCTTGAGATACACAAACCGGATCTTGTCTCCATTGGCAATCAGCGTATTCTTTTTGTCGAGACCTTTGTTCTTGAGATGACGATTGTAGAGCAGAGCGCCGCGGACATGGATCGGTGTGCCTTTCTTGTAGATCGATCCGCCATTGGCATAATCCGTGATATTAGAAACTCCACGGGGGAATGCGACCTCTTCTGGGCAGAGTTTGGAGAACTTAGCACGGAACTCAGAGATCTCAGACTGCATGGCTTTCTTATCGCCAGTCATGATTGTATTCAGGATTCGCTTGAGTTCCACGCGACATGCACCAGGAGTCGAGGACTTGACGGCTGCAATACCTTTCATCTTGATCTTAGGTTGTGCATACTTCACACCTTCAGAATCAAGCACATTCAGAATGTAGCACTTAGCACCAACCCAAATCGCACGATCCGCAATGGCCTCACGCTTCATAACCATACGATTCATGTATGCATTGGTCAGTTTAGAAAGATGTGCAAATGCCTTGGCGAATTCCGGCGTCATCGATTCCTTGCCGAACTTATTCAGGAATGCATAGGGATCTTCGGGTTTGAATTTACTTACCACATCGTCCAGGCAAACATACACGGAGTCTGTATCACCAGCCACAACTCGGTCCTTGACGGTCTTGTCACCGATCACAGATGCCACATAATTGTTGGCGACCATCTCGGCCAACTGAATGACCAATTGCCCGGACATTGTGATGCCCTCGGCCAATTCCATATTGAAGTAACGGAAGTAGCGATTGCCGATTGCGCCGAATAAGGAATTCAAAAGGATCTTGATTGCCATCTGTTCGGTCTCGACTCGCGCAATGAGTTGTTCTAGGCGATGGCGATCCAGACTATTATTCTTGTCGAGTGTCTCAAGTTCTTTCTGATATCGAATCATTGAGTCCTTGATCTTCACACGTTTGGCATAAAGCTCTTCGACGATCTCAGGAATGATGCCTTTGATATCCTTACGAAAGCATGCGCCATTGGCCGCAACTGCCAGATTCTGATCGGGCACATCGATCTCAAATGTCTTAAGGATCTTCTCAGGAGATAAACCGGGCACGCGTTGATGAATCACATACGTCTCAGGCGACATGTTGTATTGCACGATCAGATTGGGATACAGAGAGTTTGCATCAAAGCCCATAACCCATTCGTGCATTCCCATGTGCGGTTCCTTCACGTAGCCACCGACAAAGTCACGAGTCCTAGACTCTCTCATGAAAGGCACAGCCACATTCTTTTTGGCCAAACGACGAAAGATCGTAGCATCCCAGATCGCCGTAGTTCCCAAAGTGTCCGAGTAGTTTACACCAGACATGTAAGCCATCGTCATTACCAGAGTGATCAGGCCAAGCTTTTCTTCCAGACGATCGACGAGTTCCACGTCTTTGATGTTGTAATCAATGAAGCGCTGAAAGTCTTCGTCATACAGATTCGTCAGAGTGCCAACGTCAGAATAATCCATCTTGGATTCACCGAGTACGACATGTGCAATGTGACCGAGCTTATAGGATTCTTGATTGCCATACGTATAAGCAAACTTTTGAAATAGATCGATGTAGTCGAGTTGCGGAAGTCCGCTAAGCTCATACATCAATTGGCGTCTGCCTTTGAGAGATACTTCTTTGGGTTCAACCATGTTCCAGGGCGATAATGCCTTGGCCGCATCGTCACCCAGAATACGAGCCAGACGATTTACCAAATATGGAATATCGAATGCACGAATATTCCATCCGGTCAGAATGTCGGGCGTATTCTCTGGATGCGACCACCAGCGAATGAAGTCAGCAAGCATTTCTCGTTCAGAACGAAATTGACTATAGATCAGGGAATAACGTTTGATCGTAGACTTATCAGCGTCATAGTCCTTCATTCCCCACACGCGGCACTCATTAGAGTGACCGGACTTTACTGTGATCGAGATGATCTCATTGGCAGCATCGGCCGCTTCAGAATAACCGTTGTCATATGCAGTCTCGATGTCCAGAGTTGCAACGTCTACGCGAGAACGATGGAACTGAATCTCCATGGGAAATTCAGCCTGAATGAATGCGGGTATGTGACGATCGTTTCCATGAATCGCATAGGTCGGGACATCTTTGTACATGTCCACAAACTCACGACACTCCTTCATGGTGTCAAAGCGAATAGGATCGAGGGGAGTACCGTCTAGTGCTTTCCACTTAGACGCGGAAGGATCTTTGGCTTCGACGTAGAGTGTAGGCCGAAACTTAAACTTTTCTTGAACTCGTTTACCATTGGCATCATAGCCACGATAAAGAATTGAATTACCAAATCGATTGACAGCGGTGTAAAATCCAAGCATGGGGTATATTATATCATGAAAGCCGACAAAGTACATATAATAATGCACCTTGTCGGCTTTATTTTACATCTTTACTGAGAATGAGCTCTTTCACTGGTCAGTAAAAAAGCGCGATTCCAGTAAACTAAGGAAACTATTCCTTCAGAAGCTCAGATTTCGTAATGGAGATCTTACGAGGTTTCTTAGCCTCAGGAAGTTCCCTTTTCAGATGAATCGAGAGAATGCCATCTTCCAGCGTAGAGCCGGTGACGACTACGTAATCGGCGAGCGTGAACGTCTTAAAGAAGTTCCGTGAGGAAATTCCTTTATGAGCATATTCGCGTTCGTCGTTCTTACCACCAGTGATGTTAAGCACTGACTCTCGTACCTCGATATCAATGTCTTCCGGTTTGAAACCGGCGACGGCGAATTCGATGGTGTAGTTATCATCGTCAATCTTGATGACGTTATGGGGTGGATACGTACCGAATGAATTTGCTTCAGCTTTCCAGGGTTGGGATTCCAGGAGGTTGAAGAGGTTATCAAAGCCAATGAAGAATTGGCGAGGGACGTAACTGTAGTGACCGAGTTGCATTTGTTTCCTTTCCCCCAATTAAGCGGGGAGTTTGTTTGTGTTGTAATCCACCAAGCCCCGAAGGCACTCGATGGTTCGAACTCGACAGTGAGTTCAAATTTATTTATATGACCGGCGCTTATGCCTACTTCTCTTTGGCATATTGCGCAAATGCATCTGCATTATCCTGCATGCGCTTTTTGACACCGGCAAATCCGGACTTAAAGTCGTGGTGATTCAGGTACTGCACGGCCGCATTGGCCCAGTCTCCGGCCTTCATGAGAGCCATTGTCTTGGGAGTAGCCTTGGGACCTAGGTCTCCACGATACCATGCGGAAACTATGGCGTTCTTGACGTACTGAGGCAGAGTATGATATGATGGCAATGCTTGCTGAATAGCAGCTTCACGCTTGGCAATATCTTTTTTGAGAAGCGCAACGGCCTCGCTATCAGTCAATCCCTTGGAAAAGTTTTCACCGGGCTGAAGTTTGTGCCCATAGGCAATCGTATCAGAACCACCTTCCAGACTCTTGTGCGGATACCAGCGGCCGCTCGCCTTATCGTATCCGCCAGCAGGATTGCTTTTACTATTTTCGTATGACATCAATACCTGTTCCGGAGAAGTTGCATTCATAGGTTTCACGGCATGCGTGATAGCTGGAGCGTAAGCAGCCGGTTTATGTGCAGCCATTCCAGTAACTGTAGAGAGACCGAGTAGACCGGCTGCGGCCAGAGATCTCCAATCTTCCTGTACGATTTCGCCAGATTCATTCATACCTAGTTTAATGAGTTTGGTGCCACCATGATCATCAACTAAGTACGGTTCAAACGTGACATCGGGGTATTCTTTTTTGAGGCCAGCAAATGCCTTCAAATTAGCCATGGAGTCATCGTACTCGCGGACCAGATCATATTTGCCCGTGGCAAGATATTGACGTACGATTACATTCTTTCTCTGAGGAGGTAACACGCCAGGACCAGGAAGATTGCCTGCGCGATGTACGTGCACCTTGGACATATCCACACCATAGTCCTTGAATGTCTGCAGGAATACGTGCTTGTCGTCAAAGTCCGCACGAGCCGTCAGCATGATGACCGTGGAGTCACCGGAGTTCTTCAGGATCGCCTTGAGTTTGGCAAGCATCGGACGGATCGGCTCAGATTCTTTTCTAAACTTCTCAGCATTCTTAAATTCACCAAAGTCAAATGATTCTTCGGGTTTGAGCGTGTAGTGATTAAACTCAGATGATGTGAGAGTGTGTACAACCACAGGTCCACGCATCACGCGCACCTTGGCAGTCGTATGAAATAGTGTGTCATCAATATCAAAGATCGTGAGGCTTCGGCCTGACGGACCTTCATAGATCGTATTGCTTTCTTTGACGACGACCTTGGCCAATGGGCGATCGGCTTGACCATCCGCAAGCCAGTTCTTGAAGTCCGTTATGGAAAGAGGAGTGATGGCGCCTAGGCGATGATGCGCAAGATCATCAGAGAATCCATTCAGATACGTCTCACGAGCAGACTGTAGATCACCAAAGGCAATCATGATCTTGTGCTCGTCAAATTCTCCGGTATCTACATTGAGCTGATCGACCACGTACACATTGGCCGCATCATCGCTATCTCCGACGTAGCAGTCCAGATCGTCACCATCGACGCCAGGAATACGCTTCAAGAATCCATAGTCAGCAGGCATCGGCACCGACCACTCGTCTCCATTTGAATTAGTTCCGCTACGAAGTGATCCTTTGGGATTCTCAATGGTAATATTAAATCCAGCAACATCGCGCGATGCAATATTAGGATTTGAAGTATCTTCTTTGACGCCAGTCCATTCACGGAATTGAAGGAGCTTACGAGAAGAGATGATCTCAAAGAAAGTCTTGGCTTCAGGATGATTAACTTTGTGATAGCTAAACTCGATCGAAGAATAGATCGGGCGATAATGCAGAGTGCGATCGTGCGAGGTCAGCAGCAATTGACCGGTGGTGACCATGTCGCCTTCAGCCGGATCGCCCTTGCGAATCGGATTCATGAATTGATCCTCTTCGTTCGGTGTAATGGCCAGGCAGTCAATCAGATCTTTAGGATTTTTGGCATCAGGCACACAAGCGATTACGTACATTAAACGGTGCTCGGTGCTTGCGCGGGCGCGCTTAAAAATAGGATCAATTGCATTTTTAGAATAACCAAGCTGAGGAAGAATGATGCCGTGATTTGTACGAACAGACCAGCCAACTTCCTTGGTGATCTCTACGATTTCTGAAATAAATTCACGGGGATTATCTTCATTGGCATGCTTTTTCTTAACAGTAAATCCGCCTTCTAAAAGATAGCATTCATCTTTATTGAATACATACGTTGCTCCGCATAACTCCTGCTCTTGCAGGTATTTGATGGCCTCGAGCGGAGTTTTAAGATATAGCGCATCGCGAATAGTTTTACCATCTGGAGAATAATAATCAGTCTGGTTGTATTTCTTCTTACCGCCTTTGGGCACAACTTTGTCCCCTTCTTTTTCATCAGACTTTACAGAGAATGAAGCCGAAAGAATACAAACGCCAAACTCATTCAGACCTTCCGTCCAACGGCTAACCGTATCATCGATGTATAGGCGCTGCACGTCATTACGATCAGACTGAATGATCTTGATAGTTGTCTCATAGTTGCGGTCACGATTTTTCGCACCACACCAACCGAATTTTTCAAACCATTTAACGGCAACGACGCACATATAACCTTATTTATAGATGATAAAAGCCGTCCACCTTTCGATGGACGGCTAGTGTTAGACGGCTCTGCAAATGATTATTTGCCAGGTGCCACGAAGCCCTCGTAAAGCTCCTTGGCAATCTTGATAGCCTTATCAGTATTGATCAGCTCCGCATTATAGATCGGCGCACGATTTTCGCGATCGGCAGTAGTGAACTCAATGTCCCTGCCCGAATCCCATTCGCGTTCAACGAGGCTTAAGGCTCGGTCCAGGATTTCCCATCGAATCTGATAGGCGTTCTTGTTGTTACTGTTGTTTTGGTCTTGCATGTGTGTATGTGTGTTGTTTGTTGTTGTTGTTTTCTACTATTGAACCGGCACCAGCCGGCCCAAATTATTTAGGCTTCTTCACGTTACCGATCGAGTACTTAGTCTCGAGGTTCCATGAGCCTTTCTCCTTGTGGGAGATGATCTTAATCTGGCGTAACGATGCACGCTCAGTGATCGAAGAGGGATTCACAATGGTCAACAATCCCCAGTCTGATAATAGAATGGCAATCGTATTGCGTCGTCCCAAATCGTCCTTGCTAAAGTTAGCCGTCTTGCCGTCCAACATGAAAAGTTCTTTGAAATGCACAATGAAATAACGTCCTTGCTTGTGCAAAATGTGGCACGACTGAAAGAGTGTATTGACTTCTTTCTTGGATGCTACACCGATACGTGAGAGCGTCTCTCTGACTTTTAGAAAGTCATCTGGCTCATTGAGCGAGATCTCCAGCATTGTCGATGGAGACCATTCGACCGGTTCAGAGTCGATGGAAGGATTGGGTGTTGAATCCATAAATGTATTTCAAGCGTAAAATAAAACTCAGTACGCACTTATTTATGCATTCAACATTTTCCACCAGGATTGAGAGTCATGCGAATCGACTTGATCTGATCCGATGTCAGAATCTTAAGTGCCTCGCGAGCCTTCTCATTCGAGTAGTTGTATGCCTTCTTCACCGTGTCCAGATCATCTGGATCTTCTTTCTTGAACCACTTCGAAAAGCGTTTACGAGGACGAACCGTCAGTCTAAGAAAATCATATTGAGCCTGAGCCGGTAATACAGCACGACGATTCATCTCATTGGCCAACAGAATCGTATCATTGAAAAGACTCAGACCACGATTGACCATGAACGGAACATATGCCTTCTCCTCGACCGTTGGATCCGCAAAAAGATTTTTGCCTTTGGATCCATCGTTGATCGATGTGATGAAGTCAAAGAACGATAACTTTTTAGGTTTAGCTTCCATGTTATTTCAACAGATCTTTGTTTTCAAATATGTTGCCAACCACCTCGAAATCGTACAAAACATCCACCATTGAATACCACCATGTATAATCTGCAGATTTGTATTTTCCAAAAACAAATGCACAATCCTCGGATGAATACCATACCTCGGCATTTTTTATATTTTCCACTTCAGGCCCATGATTCATTCCACGTTTAGTGAAATTTACAATATCACCTTCGTAAATCTCTTTACCATTTTTATCCTTGAGTCCTGTGTATTGCTGAATCACATAATCGCCATCATCAATATTAGATATTGTTATTTGATTGCCTGTGTGATGCCATAGTAATTGTCCACCACTGCAGGAATAAAATGGAATATCCGTAAAATGTTTGGTGGTATTGCACCAGACTCTAAATTTAATAGTTCTCATATTATTTCCATTCAAGATTAGCCATCAATTCCGTGAGGCATGCGGCCGTGTTGAGTTCTTTGTCAGCAACAAATGCTGCCTTGAATTGGTAGTCAGCCAATGTGATGACCGCAACTGGGACCGACTGGGGTTGTGCCACGTCAGTTATGCACTCATAGATCGACTTGAAGATCTGTGCAGAATCAATGTCATTATTGTTTACGACCCAAGCGCGCATGGCTCGAAAGTCTTTTTCCTTGAGCGCCTTGACCAATGCCTGAATATTAGAGTCGGACAGAGCAACCAGAATCGATGAGGAGATCTCACCAGATGTCGCATGGCGCTGACATTCATTCAGACACCGTCTCCAGTCAGGAGCGTATCTGATCACAAGTTCCGCGAGTATCTTATCAGTGAACTTAACATTCTCAGTGGTCAGGATCTTCTTCAGACGAGCATGAAAGCCTCCAGCCAGAGTCGCCAAATCTTTCTTGGTCGTATTGAACTCGATCACCGAACAACGAGAATGCAGAGGCTCAATGATGCGATTCTTAAAATTACATGTCAGAATGAATCGGCAGTTGGCCGAGAACTCTTCGATGAATGCACGAAGCGCGGGTTGAGTTGACTGCGGATTCAGATAGTCGGCCTCATCGAGTATCACTACCTTATATGAGCCACCATCCAAAGACACGGTCGATGCAAAGTGCTTGATCTTATTTCGAAGCACATCAATGCCAGATTCTTCTGATCCGTTGATCAGGATGTAGTCTAGGTTCAACATGTTGCATAATGCACGAGCCACGGTCGTCTTGCCTAGACCAGCGGTACCGGTCAACAACATGTTGTGCATCTGTCCAGTCTTGACGATCTCGTTGAATGTCTTCTTGAGAGATTCAGGAAGCACACATTCATCGATCGTCTGCGGACGATACTTTTCTGTCCAAAGGAATTCATTCATAATATAGAGAGGCCGAACGACAGATCATCCATCGTCCGGCCATATTGTACCACAGTTTAGTCAGTCTGTACAGCTAAAAGATCAGCTGATTTGATCGAGAAGTAATCCTTCCCGTCAAGCGTGATCGGACTGGCCGAGCGGGCGGATGCCCACACGCGACAGCCAGGTTTCACTTCTTCCGGAATATCCTTTGAAGTGCCGACAGCCACGACGACCAACTTGGACATCTTCTCTTCAGGCAAGATGAGCAACGTGTCTTTGCTCTGTACTGTTTCAACAACACTCTCTAGGATGATTCTATCACCTAGGATTTTTGATGTGAGTGCCATAATTATTGTGCAGCAGCGTCGGTAGTCGTCGCAGATTCAGGAGCAGGAGTCTCTGCAACCGGAGCGGCAGGCGTATTCTGTTTCACCCAAGCGTCCACCTTGTTACGATAGGAACCGATCATTTGCAGTTCTTCACCGGCAAAGGCGCCGCGCTTAGAAGCCGCATCAATGATCTGCACGATGAACGCAATATCGGCGATACCGAGTGCAATGGCTTGAGGTTCAGGGGTAGGTGTAGTAGTAGTAGTTTCAGTTGACATAATTTATTCTATTGTTAGTTGATGGTTGAGGTTTTCTCTAGGGCAATGAAATACGTAACATCATTGGTCGTATGTTTCCACTGCGAGATCAGTTTCGACGAGATGCTCACGGTATAATCACCGCTCAGCAGCTTGAGATTAGCAATCAAGAATTGAAAGCTAAACGTGCTCTTGAATGCATTGCTCTTGTCGAGCGCTATAGTATATGTATTCGACGAGGCATCCTTGGGATCGCGGATGGCAATGTTTATTTTACCCTTCTCGCCTTCAATCGCCAGGATCGAATGACCGAGTGCGGATGCTGCTTTGCGAACCTTGGCGAGAACGTCAGCCGAGATAGGCACAACTAATTCCGCTTCAGGCATGGTGATTGCCTTGGTCGGGGCAGTGAGCACCGAGGGATTCGCAAAGCGATACCGAATGCATGTGCTATAATCTTTGTCAGAGATCACCACAGAGTCGGTGGTGAATTCGAGTTGAGGATCATCGACGAGTGAGAGTGCCGATAGGAATTCATTCAGGTCGTACACGCCGAATGTGCTGGTGAACTTCTCGGCCACCTTGGAGGTCGCCATGATGTTCTTGGCTTCCGCAATAGTCGCCAGTTGAGATCCTTCTTTGACGACCAGATTAGGATTGATCGAGGCGAAGTTCTTCAGGATGTCTAGGGTTTGTGTGGTCAATTTGAGCATAATAATTTATTTGGTTGTTGATCGTAGATAGTCTACGGCTTTTTGTGATGTGCCTAACTGATATTCAATCAGGAATAACAGACAGGTGGCCGCGTGAGCGGCATGAGCAAAGCCAGATTCAGGATCATTGACTTCGCCCCGAGCGATCGCCCAGATGTGCCTCTGAGCCGCATCATAGTATCGCTTCGGTGAATTCTCTACATGCCTCCAATTGTTTGGAGCATATTTGTTGGCGCCATAACTGAGTACCTTGGCGACTTCTTCCAAAGCGAATGCTGGGATCAAGCCGTATTCAGGCTTGCCAGAATCAAACTTAACACCAATCGGTGCAGTTGAATAATTTTTGGGACTCATAAAAGTAACTCGGTGCCGGACTCGCTCGATCATTCTCGAGTCCGGCACCAGAGTGGTTAGCCTAGGATTAGGCGTTCAAGCGGTACTTGTTGACGGTACCGGTTGCGGTCTTGCGCGGGTTCGAGTAGATCGCGAAGCCATCGTTACGGAGGCTACGGACCACGGCGGACGGATTAGCGATACCGGCCTGGCGCGCTTCGCTGGCAGACACCTCGATGCCTTCAGACAGGACGGCGATCAGAGCCGCGTACTGCGTGTTGTTTTTGAGGTAGTTGCTGAGCGTTTTGGTTGCGTTTTTCATTGTGTGTTGTTGTTTTGTCATCGGCTTGTTTTCTTGTTTGTCTCACCAGTGCCAAGCCTTACCGCACTTGTGAGAGATTATTATACCACACTTTGGAGCGAATGTACACTCCAAAGTGTAGCTATTTTACTTAGAACGGAGATTCGGTCGTTGTCGGAGCCGGAGTCGCTTCAGCGGCCGGAGCCGGAGGAGTGATCGAGGCATCGATCTTTGAGTAGAGATCCAGGAATGCGTTACGCGTGTCGGTATCAAAGCGCGCAATGCACAGTTGGATGGACCGGGCACGATCCCCGAAGATCGCAAATGTCTGAGCAATGTGACAGAGACGGCGAGTCGACACGACTTCCTCAATGGCCTCAGACTCAAAAGTCTTACGGATCACCGTGGACCACGCCACAAGCTTGTCTGCAAAGTCCTCGTCGAGCTTGCCGAATTTCTCCATGTGCTTCACGACGATCTTGCGTTCCACTGCCTGAGCCGCATAGGGCTGTTCAATGGTGGCCACGAACCGTTCGAGGAATGCCTCGTCGATAATGGTGGCAGCCGCAAAGCGACCGTCGTCAGATCCACGGCCTTTGGTATTGGCGGTGGCGATAATGTTGAAGCCGGGTGCGGGATGCACGACTTGACCGGTTTTCTTGACAAGTACCGGCTTGCCTTCCAAGATCCCCTGCATACACATGATCTTGTTGGAGCCACGATCGATCTCGTCGATCAGGAGGATGCAACCACGTTCCATAGCCTTGAGGACGGGTCCCTTGCAGAACACGGTCTCGCCACCGAGGAGGCGGAAGCCACCGATCAGGTCGTCCTCGTCGGTCTCGGGAGAGATCTGGACGCGGATGTATTCACGCTTGAGTTTGGCACACGCCTGCTCGACCATGGTCGTCTTGCCGTTACCGGAGAGACCGGAGATATAGATCGGATAAAAGAGCTGCGACTGGATCGCCTTGAGGACGGTGTCGTATTCGCCCCAGCGGACAAAGGTCGGATCGACCTCGGGCACGTATGCGTCGTCATTCATGGTCGAGGTGACGGACTGAGCGAGCTTGAAGACTGCAGACGGAGCCTGGACCGGTGTCGGCTCAGAGGGAGCCGGCTGGGCAGCCGCGGCATTGATCCGACCGCCGATGGTGACGGTGCCGACCTTGGAGATGTCGTACGCGCCACGGCCGGATCGAGTCCGACTCGTCAGCAGATTCTCATTGATCTCCTGCCACGTGGCACCGAGATCACGGGCGGTGGTGGAGATGATGTCACGATGCCAGACATTTTGGCCCGGACTCCGTTCGCGGAGTTTTTGGATGGTTTGTTCAATCACGTATTTCATAATGTATTCTAACTATGCTAATATTGTACCAAGATCTGAGTAAATGTACACAAAAAAGTGCAACTATTTTCGTGTTGATTATCAACAACTTATACGCGTTTCAGGCGATCACCTGGCTGAATTTGGAGAGCACCACGCGCTGCGTGCGCTTTGAGTTGTTGAATTCGGTGAAGGCGCGGGCCAGTTTGCCCTGAGATTTTCTTACATCCACAACCTCAAAGTCGGTATCGAACTCGTCGTCCGTGTCGATGTTGAGATCCTTACCGGCGGCCAGCACGTAATACTCGTCGAAGCCGTAGCCGCCCTTGATGATCAGACAGTTGTCCTTGCGATAGGTCGCGCGGACATCTTTCGAAGTCGATATGCTCGGGAATGATTTGCGTGTGTAATCCATGGCGCGTCCCGCATATGCAATCGCTTGATTCTGAGAATTCGGAATGAAGAATCCAACGACCGTCGATCCGGTCGCTTTGCGAAGGTTCTGAATCAGTTTCTCATAGGAAAATGCATCGCCGTTCAGAGTGACTTCGGAGCCGCCGAGATTGCCCTTCATCTTCGAGGTCCGGTTGCCGCCCGCCGCCTTCATTCCAGCCTCGGTCTGATGGCGACCGAGCCCTGATCCGTCGCCGTCCGTGAGGAACACGACGTTCATCTTCTGGACCGGATTCGCCTTGCGAAACTCGCTGACCAAGCCGTGGGCAGCCACGACACATTCCTGAAGCGGCGTGCCGGACAGACCCTCGAAGGCCGACGTCACTTGGCAATAACCGCCACCGCCGAGCTCGTGGCCGATCGCGCGACCAGGACCTTTGTAAAAGAAAGCCTGAGCGAGCGTTTGCTCGATGGCCAGATCAAATTCTGCCTTGCTCATCTTGCTCGAGAATGTCTGGATCAGTGACAGATAAGAAAGACTGATCTCATCGTGGGCCACGTTGTCGTGCAGCTTGTTGGCGATAGACGGATTCGTGAAGCCGTAGACCTCAAACGGGATGTTGAGGCTGCGGCAGAACATAACCAGGTTGACCGTGTGCTCCAGGACATAGCCAAGCGAGTGACACATCGAGCTCGAGTAGTCGACGAACATCATCATGCCGTGATCCTTGGCATTGGCCAACTTGGTGATCGACTTGAAGATGTCCTCCGAGTAACGATATGAATGGAGCTTGGACATGTTGAGCGTGCCAGTCTTGGCGACGGACGCTCGAGAATACTGATGAGCCGCCTTGCGCATTTCGAACTCGCGAGCCAGACTGGCCACGTACTTCTTCGCAGACGCTTTGGTTTCCGTGTAGTGGGCCTTGGTCGCCGCATGATTCATGTATGCCGCATACCGCGGTTTGGTCTGGCGCGCCGCAAGCAGCTTTGCATACGGAGTGATGCAGTTATTGACGATCTCTTTGCGAGGGGCAATGAAGTGCGCGCACTCGTCCGTCTGCTGAATTGACTTGACGGCTTGATTAAATGCTGCGGCGGTCTCCGAGGTGAGTTCCTCCTTGACAGTCGTATTACCGGCTTGGGATCCAACCGCAGGGGATTCTTGATCTTCGGATTCGGTCGGCTGTTTGCCAGTCTCGGTGGACGGCTGATTGCCGGTAGATTCAGATTCGTCGGCCGCGTCGTCAGATTCACCCTTGGAGTCTGCCTCATCGGTCTGCTCGCCTTCGTCATCCGTATCCTGCCCGACATTGTTATTGCCAGGCTGCTGCTCGTCGCCCTGATCGGGCTCAGAAGATTTGCCGGGCTGAGTGTCGGATCCAGCCTCGTCTTGCTTGCGCTTGCCAACCATGTGCGCGATGTCCTTACAGATCTGGATCACTTCGTCGAAGTCGGCGGCTTTGATGCAGCGATCGTAAATCGCCTGCTCGTCGGCCGTCAACTTGACGTCGATGACTTTGCCAGCCTTGGCATGAAGATTCAGGCGATCCGCAAAGCCCATCTTAGCGATGTCTTTGCCTTTGATGCCGAAGAAATTATCTGCGACCAACGTTTCGTATGCTTGACGGAACGTGGTCGCGAGGCCCGGGTACGTGTCTTGGATCATGCGCTCAATGCGAATGTCCTCGACTATGTTGCAGATGTCGAACGGCACCTCGGGGAGTTCCTGACGGAACTTTTCTATGCCGGACGTCGGGGTGAAGAGGGCATGGCCCACCTCATGTCCGACGAGCAAGTCATAAACATTCTTGCCTGACGTCTTCCACATTGGAAGGCCAAGGACACGCGACTTGGTGTCGAAGAATGCCGTGGCATAATTGCCGTGTTGGATCCGGAGATTTTCCTTGGCCAGAAGTTTGGCCAGCATCCCCTGCTGATTCATATTGACTTGCTCGATCATGGTAATATAATAACAAGTCTGGGCCAAATGTACACAAAAAAGTGCAACTATTTTCGCTGTTGATTATCAACAACTTATACGCGGAATCAGACGATCTTGCTGAAATTGTTGAGCTTTTGGAAGGTGATTTTGGTCGGAAACTTGCCATCGAGCAGATCCTGCTTATGGGAAATGACAAAGACATTCGTCTCGGTACCGAGCGTGTTAAGGATCTTCATCAGATTGTCGACCCCGTCCGTGTCCATCGACGAGTCGAATGTCTCGTCGAGAATGAGCAGATTCGTCGATATCGAGTTTTTCATCTTGGCGACCTGCCGCCACGTGAATAAAAGGGCCAGATCGATCCGTTGCTTTTCCCCTTCTGAGAATGACGCATATGAAAAGTCGTCACGATGGCGAGACCGAATCTTTTCCTCGAACGATTCATTCAGAGTGAACGAGACAAAGAAGTCAAGCACATTCAAATATTGATTCACAAACTTATTCATGATCGGCAAATATTGACGAATCACTTTGGTTTTGATGCCAGTGTCCTTGAGCAATTCAGACAGGATCTCGTTATATGTGCGAATGTCAAGCTGCGTGGCCCGAAGATCAGACAATGAATCACGTTCAGTTCTGAGCTGATTCAAAAGTTCCTGTGCGGATGACGTATCAGTCGTCTGATTTGCCGATGCCAGCTTTTTATTCAATGCTGCGATCTGCGACTCGAGTGATCTGATTGATGCGTTGGTAGCAGCCAAAGACGATTGGACCTGAATCATCTTATTCACTGCCGCATCAGCCAATTGCAATTCAGCATCGGCTGCATTCATTGCATCGCTGAGTTTGGTCAGACCGTCATTTAATTCTTGTGACTGCGTGGAACACTGATGAGCCCTGCGGTCTTTGATCGTTTGCTCGATCTTTTGTTGGCATGTCGGGCACTCGTCATTCTTTTGATAGAACTCTGATTCAGTATGGATCCTATCCAGATTGGATTGAATCTGTGCCTGATAACCGACAAGCGTCTGTCTTTTCTTTTGTGCTGCCTTTTGTGCGGCCATCACGGTCTTTACATCGGCAGCGATCGTGGATTGATATGCGGCAGCCTCGGTCTGCTTCTCTGCAATCTCAGCCGTAAGCGTATCGATCTCGGTTTGTATTTCGGCTTGTTTGCCCTGATCGATCTTGGTCAATGCATCGATATGTGTATTTTGCAGCGTGATCTTTTCCTTAATCAGATTGAGATGACCTTCGGTTGCAGAGATCGTGTCACGAAGTTTGGCTGCCTTTTCTTTCAGGAGCACATTCATCTTGGTGAACACATTGATGTCGAGCAGATCCTCAACAACTTCACGTCTGGTCCATTGCGGCAGTTGCATGAACGGAATGAATGAAGAAGATCCTAGAACGACAACCTGATGGAACGATTTGTAATTCAGCTTGAGAATGTTTGACTCAAGCACCTTCTGATAATCACGCGAATGTGATTCTTGATTCAAAAGAACTTTATCTTGCCAGATCTCAAACACATTGGGACGTGCACCGCGCACGACTCGATATTGCGTCTTGCCAATACTGAACTCGACTTCGACCAAACAATTCTTTTGATTGATTGAATTTACAAGTTGTGCTTTGTTAATATCGCGATGCGGCTTTCCAAAGAGTGCAAATGACAATGCATCCAGCAGCGTGGACTTTCCTGATCCATTGGCACCGACGATCAGCGTGGATCTGGAAGATGACAGATCGATCTCATTGGGCATGTCGCCCGTTGAAAGAAAGTTCTGCCATTTAATTTTACTAAAGAGAATCATATTGTATCTTGTGACTGCGCTTCGACATAAAGCTCTTGAATCAATGTCTTCAACCGAGCCTTGTCGAGATCCGTTTCAACGGCCTCAATATATGTATTGAGCAACTTGCCTGTGTCTTCCAGAGACAGGTGATCGTCTTGCACGGCTTCTCCAGAGAATTCCTCAAAGCTCTCGACAATCTTCAGTTCAAACGGACCGGCCTGTTGCATACGATCCACGTACTTGTCAAAGACAAATGGATCAGTCTTCTTGGCCACAATGACCTTGACAAACGATCCAGCCGCACGATCAAACTTACATTTGTCAATTACATCCTGCGGCTTGTCATAGATCGTATCATTGTACACAAAGCGATTAAAGATCGAATTTGTATTCTGAATGGCCGTAAGCTCGCGTGTCTGCGTGTCGAGCACGTGAAAGAACTTAGGATCATCTGCATCGGCCCACGTTTGTTCGTATTGTGTGCCAAGATAATGAATGTTGTCCTTGGAAGATTTGGTGTGATAATGGCCAGAGAGGACCATCTCAAACCGTGCAAACATCGTTGCATCCATGCCATGAGCGGCCACAGGCATTCCCTTCATCATCTCGAATCCTTTTAATTCCAAATGAGACATTAGAACAGGCGCTTTGCACGTGTTAATAAAGTCAAGCGACTTGGCATAATTATCCACGGTGACCCAGGGAAGAAAGCCAATATCCAGTCCGTCCATATTGGCAACAAGCGGGTTCATGCAGATATAGACATTGTCCTTATAATAACCCAGGACCTCACGCAGGCCGCAGAGCTCATTGGTGTTTCTGAAATAAACATCATGATTGCCCGGAATGATCATCATCTTGATCCCGCGCTCTGCGGCTGGTTCCAGAAGCATCTTGCGTGACCGATGCAGCACTTTGTAATTTACAAACTTGCGATGATCATAGAAGTCGCCCAGATGAATGATGTCCTTGATTCCATTCTTATCACAATACGGAAAGAATACATCGCGAAAGAACTTCTCTGTGTAGTCAATGAATACATCAGAGGAATTCCTCAGACCAAAATGAGAATCATTCAGGATCGCAATACGCATATCAAAAGAAGCATTCGATCGTCGAATCAGCAGGCTTGGTTTTACGCTTACCGGTCTTCATGTCCTTCTTCAGCTTCTTGCCGAATTCTTTCAGTGCACCATCGCGTACGCGGATCGAGTCAACCTTGGTACGAATACGCTCGATAATCGATTCGCCGCCGGTATGCAGCGTGGATCCGTCTTCATCGTCGAAGTTAGCAAAGGCACCGATGCCTGCGTGTTCCATGTAAAGCACCTTGATGTCCTGCTGCTTCTTCTCTTTGGCAATACGACGAAGGAATGCAAAGTAGCAGATCTGTGTGAAGTATGCAAATGCATTGGGCAGACCAGTACGAGTGGCCGCATCGACATTGTAGTTGTGAATGGCCTTGATGCAGTTCTCCACGGCATCCATCACCATCTCTTCACGATACGTGTACCGAATGAAGTTGGGTTTGCGTGAAAGACCTTCAGAGATTTTCAAGAAACACGTGCCGATGTACTCGGTAACCCGTGGTTCTTCAGTCTTGGCTTTTCGTGCAGCCTTGGCCGCCTTGACATAGTCGACGACTGATTGGCTGAACTCTTTGTTATTTACGTAGTGTTCCCGCTGCGAGGGTTTTATTTTGATAGGTAGTGTGTCTGACATATTCTAGATACTATTATATCATACTTGTGCAAAAAGTACATTCAATTTTGAAAACAAATTTCATCGAGCCTAAGCAATTCAATGAGGAATAAAGATGTACAAATGTATGTATGCATGGTATAATATTCAGAACACCACAACGCTACAAGAAGAACACTAATTATCAAGCCAATTGATATTAACTAAGGGGACAAGAAGAAAGACAATGATGCACAGGCAAGGAAGTCAATTAAGCTCCATGCGCTTCTGATTCTTAAGATTGGCCATGAGATCTTCGACGCCAGTCTTCTTCTGAACGGTCTTGACATCTTCCTTTACAGCCTCAGCCATTTCTTCAGGAGTCATAATGCCTTCCAGACGTTCGAGTAGGAAATAACGGCAGTAGGCAAACTTCTCTTCGAATGTTGCTTCGGTCTCTGCCAGAATACGATCAAATGCCACGCGTATGTGTGACGTATCGCCGCCCATCCACGGAATGAATAATGTTTTAATTGAGTTCTCACCCAGACCACGAATGATCTGTAGAGGGCGAGAGATCACAATATATTCATCGGCCACGTCACGGTGAGTTTCTTCTGCCAGCACAGTGGAGCCGTCAATCATTCGATAGACGAAGATCGACAAACTTTCCGTGTATTCTTTAAGGTCGTCGGTCATGGCAGCGGTACTTCATGTATTTCATAATCAAACTTTTCCCGTATGTAAGTATTTATCCTTTCAACGGCGTGAGCGTGTGTGTAGTTCTTTTTCTTCTTCCAACAGAGATCATCGGCCAAATCATAAACCGTAGTCGGGCGTCCATCATCAGATTTACGTAGCCCTCGCCCAATTGACTGTAGCAAACGTATCTGACTCTTGGTCGGTGACGCCATGATCAAATTATGCAAGTTGCGAATATTGACACCGACCGAGAATGTGCCCATTGAAGCCACAATGATCGCATCTTTTTCTTTCTCTGTGATCTCACGAATTCTTTCGCGTTCATCGGTATCCACGGATCCAGAGACATAAAACAATTTTCTCTGAGATCCTGCCAACTTCTTCTGAATCAGATCATATAACGGTTTGCCGTGCTTCTCCACATAGTTAAAGAGCACCAGTGTATTGCCTTTCTGATCTATGGCCAGATTGGCAATCAAATTATTCCGTGCACCGTAACCGACAATGAAGTCAATCTCGGCTGCATAGTCCATCTTACCCAGACCCTTCTTGATCAGATCTGGATATTTCAGCACGAGCACATGGATCTTTAATTGTGCCAGAGTATCCGATGCAATCAGGCTCTGTGTAGTTGTAACCTGATACACCGGGCCGAAGCAACCCTCGAGCACTAATTTATTTATTTGTGTGCCATCAAGCGTCCCAGTGGTACCGATTCGCATCCACGTATTCTGCAGGCAACCCATGATTTTGGTCAGAGATGCTGCCTTGAACTGATGGGCCTCATCGCCAATTACACATCCAAACTGCAGGAACCAATTTCGATTCAATGTGATAGCTGATTGCCAAGTAGTAACCACGACGCGTGCTTCAAAGTTCTCTTTTTCCTTACCAGAGTAAATGCGATGCACGTCTCTCGACGCGGCAAATGAATCATCGCCAGAAGAATATTCCTCAAAGTCTTTGTACATCTGCTCGACCAAAGAAGTCGTAGGCACAATGACAATAACTTTCTTTTCCGCATCTTTCTGCAAGAACCACCGAATCAGCTGATAAATGATCAGCGACTTGCCGGATCCAGTAGGTGACACGAGTACTGCCCGACGATTAGATACACCGTGCTGAAATGCAGAGACCTGATAGTCGCGCGACTGAATCTGCTTTCCGTTGTAATGAAGAGGAATCGAATCCAGGAACTTCTGCACCTCAATTAGTTCAACCGGAGGAACTACCAGATCGGTCTGAAACTCATATCCGCGAGTCTTACAGAATTCTGAGAGATGGAACAGCAAACCATAAGGCAACGTATTGTTACGAGAATTGAATAAGCGTACACGGCCGTCCCAGAGTTTATTCTTATAGGCGGGCATAAACTTATACCCGTTTGCAAAGAATGTAAAGAACTCAGAGACTTCCATGAGCACGCCGGTATCGGCGCATTCAACAAAAACCTCTGTCTCATCTTTTCGACGAGCCGTGACGATCGTAGGCATTATGCTCCAGAAGTAAACTTTTTCCAATCGATCATGTTCTTCACGACCGAATGTCTCCAGCGAAGTGTATCCATGATCTCTTCCAGAGCCTGATTGATTGTCTTTTGATATTCAATCTTGGCGGTAAGTTTCTGAATGTCCGGATCGGAGTCGTAGAACATATCCATGTCTGAACGTAAAGGCTTGGTCATGCCGTTAAACGGATCGTATGCCCATCCCTTCTCATCCATTTGCTCTTTGGTCATTTTCCCGTTATAGTACAGGAATTTGTCGCGGCGCAGATCAGTAAGCTGAATCTCTGCGCGCTTGGTGGAAAGGCGAGACTCCGTTAGAAGTCCTAGGTATTTGGAATGAATCTTGGCAAACTTACGAGAACTCTCATCTAACTGCACTTGATCGATCTCACAGTCAGTTTCCCACATCTTTAGAATTTCATCAATTGGTAGCATAATATAAAATTATTTATCATCTGATAAAGTCGAAGTGATTATACCGAAATGAAACCTCGGCACTTACATATTCAATATCTGAAGCCTGAGCACTGAATTCGAATCCAGATAATGTTGTAGGAAACGCATCTTTAAATCTAATTTGCTTGTTTAGATTATTTTTGGATGACATGATTGACAATATTAGATCGTGTCGCTGTGGCGATCCGGCGGAATTTGCATTTGCTGCAATCCAATTTGCAATCTCTTGATAGTTTGACATATTCTCATCCACCATGAATCGCACACTGAACGGTTCGTAGGTAATATGGTCGCCTGGAGTAAAACCCTGTTGATTGCGAAAATTGGTAGTAACTTCCGTTATGCTGACCGATGGCAATGTTACTGATGCAGAAAAATATGCAATATTTGCATACTTCTGATTATCGATTGTCAGTTTCCACGACGTTGGTGAAAGGAAATTTAAGTTTGTCGTCAATGTGCTCATATGTCAGATCTATTTATGCAAAAAAGGGAGCCCCCTTTCGGAGGCTCCCTATGAGCTAGAAGCAGTATTATTAGTACTACGCCTAGTTGTTGATTACAGTCCCGAGATAACGTTCGAGGACGCAGACCACAGGGCCTGCTGGACGATCGTTGTACCCTTGAGGCTGAGGCTCTTCACACCGAACGAACGGTAGTAGAAGTTCTGGCCAGCGGCACCCGCCTGGGTCGCATTGCTCGTTGTCTGCTGCACGAAGGGGTTCGCAACCAGACCATAACGGGTCTTGAAGGCGATCTTCGGCTGGAACGTCGCGGGATCCACGGCACGCACCATCGTGAGGGGCACGTAAGGAGCGTAGAAGATACCAGCGTCGTAGGGGTTCGTACCACGGTAACCCACCGTGATGTAGTCGGTCAAGGCATACGGATCAACGTACACTTTGATACGACCATTCAGCACACCAGCAAAGGTGTTGCCAGTGTCGTCAACTTCGAGGGTCGTGCTCAGCGCAGGAGCGTAATCCAACACACCAGCCGCCGACAGCGTGGAAGCCACGTTGCTCGAGCAGACGATGAAGTTGCCTTTACCACGGCGCGTATCCTTGGCGATCTGGTTCGCTTCGAGTTCGATAGCGACCAGCAAGCTCTTATAACGCTCCACAGCCCAACGGCCGTCAGCGTCCAGAGCCACGTCAAACGTACCAGAGTTCGTGTAACCGAACTGAGCACCAACAACGGCGACGTTGTTGATGGTATTGATGACTTCACGGTTGATTTCGAACAGGATCTCGGAGGAGAGGATGTTCGCCAGTTCGGATTCAGCATCCAAACCATGAACAGCCTTGAGGTCCTGCGCCAATTCCATCGTGTAGTCAGCTTTCAGCGCGCGGGTATTAGCCGTCACGGTGGATTTCTCAATCGAGAAGCCCATGTTCTTGAAGCCATAATCAGCCGAGCTAGCAACGTAGTCGCCCGAAAGCGCTTCGCCGTTAGCCGTCGAGTAGGTCTGCGACGAGGTCGACGTGTCACCCGAGAACGCGGAGTTCACAGGAGCGTTACCATTGATGACGAAGTTACCTGTGCCAGTAGCAAGACCCGAAGCAACCGTCAGGGTCAAGGGATCGCCATTAGCAGAGTACGAAGCAATCGCCGAGATCGCTTTCTGCGTACCAGCGGAGTCAGTGACGATCGCGCCGATCACGATGTCCTTGAGCGCACCGCCAGAAGCCGCCACGCCGGTCAGAGTGAGCGTCGTGGACGACACCGTACCGGTCACGCGAGCAATAACTTTGCCGCCGTAGAGCGCATCGTTACCATTGATGATTTTCTGTGTTGAGGCAACGGCCGACTGATACTTCGGCTTGAGGGCGAAGATCAAACCGGTCGGAGCAGACATCGGCTGCACACCAGCGATATCATACGCAATCAGGTTCGGCATGGCGCGGCGCACCAGGCTGATCAGGATCGGATCGAAGTTCTGGATACCACCGGTCGTGGTCGACTCATTCAGGAAGCTCGACTGTGCGCGCTCTTCCTTCATGGCTTTTTCTTGGTTTTCAAGGAGAACGGCCGTAACCGCTTTGCGGTACGAATCCTTGATTTTGGGAGCGTCAGCGTGCTCGAGCACGGGGGCCCACTTCTTCAGGGCATTATCGGAATTAAACATAATAGTTTATTAGTAACTGTTGTTGTTGGTTTGTTGTTATCGAACGGGATACTCTCGTTTACTTATTCGGATTATTTTTCTCAACGCGAGAGATAGCGGAGAGATAATTTTTCATGTCAGACGAAATGAACGTGTTCGGATCTTCTTGACCCTCAACGATCACCTGCGTCGTTTTCTTGCCAGCCGTAACCGCGGCTTTCACCGTGGCCACTTTACCGGCTTCTTTGTTCTGGAAGTACGATTCCTTGACCGTCGTCACTTTCTTTTGGAAAGAGTCGGCATTTTCAAAGGCAACGTCTTTCGTCAACTCATTCAGACGAGCGGCCTGAGTAGAAGCAAGGCCCTTCGAGGCTTCCGCCAAGATGGACTGACGCTGCAACTTTTCGGTCGCTGACTTCAGAGCCAGACGATTCTTTTCAGAAGCATTCAGCTGTTCCTGCAGTTTAGAGACTTTCGTGTTGAGTTCTTCAACGACATTGGTCTTTCCAGCGGGAACTTCGATGTAGTGCTCAGAGAACACGGACTTCAAAGAGGTGATAAAGTTTTCAGCAACTTCGACACGGAGGCTTGTGGCCAGTGCGACTTTGTTTTCCTTCATCCAGTTTTCAACGACATATGTCAGATAGTTGTCAACCTTCTCAACGATCTCAGACTTAATAACTTTCGTCTGTTTCGTCAGAGCGGCCTTGAAACCCTCTTTCAGCTTCGTCTTCTCTTCGCGAATCTTGGTCTTCACGGCTGCTTCGAAGATCGTCTTGGCTTTGGCTTTGAAAGCCTCGGTCAAGTTAGCTTCGGCCGAAACCAGAGCTTTCACGTCTTCTTCCATGTCAACCTCTTCTTCACTCTCTTCTTCGTCGATGTCGCCCTCTTCCTTTTCACCGGCTTCGACTTCAGCAGTCTCACCAGCTTCGTGTTCGGGGGTCTCTTCGCCTTCCTCTTCCTGCACCGTAGACTTAGGAGCTTCAGCTTGTCCGACTTGCGCCACACCAGCAGCGACGTCGTCTTCAGCAGTCTTCACTTCAGCGGGCTCAGGTTGAGTCTCGAAGCTCTTGGCCAGACCGACCAATTCCTCTTCATCCATCATCGTAACTTTCTTCATCACCTTATCCATCAAACGTTGCTTCTCACTCGCCGAAGGCGGTGTAGCTTGCTTGATGCCGGCACTCGCCGCGGCAATGTCTTTATTTCCGATGTCAGAATCCATATCAGCTTCTGCTTCGTCAACTTCCACTTTATCTGTTTCTACTTCCTGCGAGTCCATGTTAGCATCTTCGGACTTGACTTCGGTACCGGCTTCGGTATCCTTTTCAAGCTCTTGATCTTTCAGGATCTCATCGGCCGTGACATCTTCAATGATGTCGACCATACGTTTATGACTTTTAGGCATAATGTTGTTGAGTTCTTATTGATTAGAGTTTGGAGAGGAAATCCCGATCAGTACTTCAGCAAGTGAAGTTCCTAGTGGATCTCAGTCTCATACTTTCACATGTATGTGATTACTCACACACGATCCCATTTCGACGTACTACCAACTATTCAAGGCTCTGATTACCAGAGCGTTCCATGACAAAAAATTATTTACCCGAAGCGACTTCATTCAAGAAGCGCGAGAGCATGCGGGCTTGTGCTTCCGCAATCTGCTGTTTCGGCGTTGCACGAATCTCTTTACGAATCGCATCAACCTTACGGGCAACATACTCATTGCCCTCTTTAAAAAATTCCACACCCTCCATGATCCCCTCGACGAACGCCGAAGGAGCAGAAGGATCTTGCACAATGTCCACGGTGGCCAACATGAAGTCGTCCTTCACGTAGGTCGTATTACCACGCTGCTCAACGGTACCCATACCGCGTGAGGAAACACCAAGCTTAACTCCACCCTCAACCAGACCCTTGACGATCTGGCCCATCGGCGTATTCAGAATCAGCGCCTTGCCAATCACGTCATCACCGTTCCATCTGAGTTCCGTGATACGATGAGAAACTTTATCCAGATTGATCGTAGGACCATCAGGATGATTCAATTCACCAACTGCGCGACCCGTGGAGACTTGCTCCTTGACGTACTTATTCACGGCTTCTTGCAGAATCGCACGCGGATACACACGCTTGTTACGATTCTCTTTTTCAGCTTGCATGAACACACCTTCAATAAACACCTTGCGTTCGCCATTAGCGGCGGCTTCGGTGATGTATTGAATATTCGAGTCTTTGAATTCGCAGATCAGTTTCATTTGATTACTTAGCCGCGGAAGCTTGCTTAGAAGCATTGTTGTTATAGATGTCAGCCGTCAGCGCAACGCGAGCGACATTAAGTGCCGCTTCGACCTTGGCGCCCATGGCCTGATGAAATGCTGCCTGCGCTTGTTCTTTAGTACCATGCAGCATAGTATCAACAAATTGCTCAGTAGGATTCATGTGTTCTTATTTATATGATTACTAATTTTCACAGGATACCCATCTCGGTCACAAAGGCTTTCTTTGTGGTAATCGAGGGGTCAAACAAAGCAGTCTTATCGGCTGTCGGATTAGTCACACGCACGTAGACATTTCCCATAGCGGACGTTTGCGTCTCCATCTTCAAGCCATGTGTATCGACCAGATCTTTAATGCCATTCATTCCGAGTGTACGAACAGCTTCTCCATCCTCAACCATCTCCATGGTGTCTTCGGAATCAGGAGTTGCCATGATGTCGGTGGTCAAAGGCTGTTCGGTATCTTCGGCTGCTGCCTCCATATTCTCATCATCTGCCAAGGTGGCAGTAGAGTTTAAGTCATCATCTTCTGCCGGAGGACCGTCGCCCTCACCATCTCCGTCCAGGTCAGGATTATCGATCTCGCCTTGCGGATTCTCTGCAGAGATACCTTCAGACTTTTCATCCAAGATCTCTTCATCCATCTTGTCGATATCCTCATCAGATTGGCGAAGCACGTGACGGCGAACCCAGCGTTCAGAGTAATACTTACCAATCTTATCGCCGAGCGTATCTAACAAGCCTAGGCGCTCCTTAAGGATCTCGGCTTCTTTGAGTTCTGTAAAAAAGTTATCGCGCTGAAAGTCAATGCGGATGTTTTCTTTAATGTGAGCCCAATCTTCTTCAGTAATAATACCCTTCAAGAGCAACTGTGTTTTGAGCAGGTGAATGAAGAGATATGAAAACTTCTTGCGCAGACGATTGACAAACTTCTGGAATGAAACCTCTTCACGAGAGATCTCAGTCACACGACCAACGGAGAATGCGGACTCATTATCAAAGCGAGACAGAGGCACATTCATACACTTGTACAGTGCCTTCTTGAAATACAAGATGTCATCGATCTGACCGAGGTTCTCGCCGCCGGGCAACGTAGTAATTTCCGTGCCACGGCCACCTTCACGACGCGGAAGCCAAAAATCTTCAAGCATCGACATGTGGCGGCGATCATCGCGGACCGCGCCAGTTTGTGCATCATATACAAGCTTGTTGCGATACTTAGACATGATTCCCTGCATGTACTCTTCAGCCTTACCCTTAGGCAAGTTACCAACATCGACGTAGAAGATACGACGTTCAGGTGCACGAGAGATACGATAGATGACCAGAGAGTCTTCCATCATGCGAAGCTGATTGACCGGCTTCAGCGCTTTGTGCAGATAAGAAATGACGCGCTTGCGAGTAGAATCCAGAATACCAGAGGGAATGTAGACGACCGCATTAGGATCAATCTTGATTCCCAGAACATTGTCACCAGAAGAGATTGTCGTGACCAACTGACCAGGAATAGTTTGCTCATTGTACACGAAGTACTCAGCCTTGGTCTCAACCAGATTAACGCCGGTACGAGGATCAATGGTGGTCTCAACCTCACGGACCTTGCGCATCTTCATCGGATCGATGTAGCGAACCTCTTGAATACCGTTCTTGGCATTCTTCTCATCGATGATCACGTGATAGTAGCAGCGACCATCGACGTACCACTGGCGAAAGATGTCAGTAGATTTACGATTGAAGTCAAGCAATTTAACGATGTGATCAAATTCCTCGAAGATCTCTTCCTTGATATTATTGTCGTAGTCCAGATCATCCAGGGTCAGTGTGACAGGAGCCTGATCATCAGAAGAGACAATGGCTTCATCGACAATACAATTCACTGCATGGTCACATTCAAATTCCATGGCAGCATTACGATACTTAAGAATCAGATCTTGATCTGAGGCAACCGTAGTTCCATCGATGTCAATGTACTGACCAAAGTACCCACCAGCCGAAATAGTCTGACTGCCATCCTCGGCCTCTTTAGGCACGATTGATTTCACGATTACTTCGGGTTTCTTTTCTTCAGGATCAGAAGCCTTTTCTAAGCGGCGAGTGATCTGATAACCAAATAAATTGAGTGCCATAGTGTTGTTCCTATTTATATGTATAGAGTTTCGTATGCATGCACAAAAAAACCCTCGGCCTTTTGGACCGAGGGTTTATGAATTTCGAACTTAGTGTTATTACGAGGTCGTGTTGGATTCCCAGTACTGATACTGGAGCTCAACGGCGAACTCTTCGATCGCGTCGTTCGTTTCGTAGCTCAGATCAATCTGTGCAACCGACGCAGGAAACGCACCACGGATTGTGTACGTTTTGGTCACGATGCCAGCCTTATCAAGCTGCTCGACCGTCATATCGGTCTGATAATCACGGGGATTAGCCTTACCGGTATTGGTGACATGCGAATTGATGCCGTTCATCCAACGCTCGAAAGCATTGCGAACTTCCATTTTTGTATCATTCAGAACCGTGATGGTCCACGCGTCAAACGTACGATCACCCGCGATCTTGAGTTTACGTCCACGAAACGGAACTTCGATCGGAGCGACCGTAGAAGCGGGGAGAGCCGCACCTTTGATCATGAACGAAGCCAGTTCCGTATTACCACCGGCGTAAGCCGGGAAGTTACACGTAACCTTGAACAGATTGGGGCGAGCACCGCCGCCAACCAATTTTGACTTAAAGTCATCTACACCTAATGTTGCCATAATAGTATTACTTAGAGGTTATTTATATGTTACTTACCAACGATTTCAGAGAAATCGACGCCCGTACGGGTGGCAATAAAGTTTAGGGTGATGAAGTTAATTGAACGAGCCGGCTTGATATAGATGTCAGCCACAAAACGGTTTGTGTCAATGACCTCGCCAGTGTTATTGGTCTCGTCGCAGACAACCAGGAAGTCCGTCACACCACGACGACCTTTGACGTCACGGAGGAAAGGCTCAACCATGTTGCGGAACATAGCGCGAGTGAATTCGTCATTCAGTTCAAACAGTTGGTACTTAGCCGCGGTAGCGATGGCTTTTTCCAACACAATGAACAGACGACGCACATTGATACGATCAAACGCCGAGGGCTTGGCCTGAGCAGTCTTATCGCCGTAAAGGATGATACCTTGACCGGGGAATGCACAGATCGGGTTCACGCTCGTTTTGTACAGCGTGTCACGATCGGCTTGGTTCGGGTTATAGGCAACCTTCGTGACACCAAGCAGTTGACCGCGGGAATAACCGGCCGGAGAGAACCAAGGTTCAGCCACGGAATCCGTATTAGCGCAGAGACCGGCAATATGGCCAGCTGCCGGAATCCAGATATAGTTATCCTGGTATTTGTTATAGACATACAGCGGAGTTGAATCCAGTACAAAGTATGAATTGCGAGTAATCGCAGTAGCTTTACCAACGGCCAAAGATTTACGAGTTGCATCAGACGTTGCCTGACTAATTGAGATAGGAGCCGAAATGAAAGCAACGCAATCTTTACGATTGGTAGCCAACGTAATCAGCGCAAGCTCAGCAGCATTAGCAGTATCATCCGCTTCAGACGTGAAAACCAAATTGACGTCAACCGTTTCTGCATCGGACAAGAAGGTCAGCGCAGCAGTCGTATCGCCAATAACTAAGCTGCCATTCACGGCATTAGCAAAAGCCAAACGCGTAGCAACACCGGCAACCGTGCCAAGAGTCAAACCGGAATCAGAAGCCGTATCGGCATTCGCAATCAGGTTTGTAACCATGGAGACTCCCCAGACGTAAGAAGAGAAGCCGCGCAAAACGGTCTTATAGTAGTTGTTTGTACCGTCGTCCTTCTGCGCATCAGTCCAGACAGATAGGCCAGTCCATTTTTCCAGAACCGTACCAGGCGTACCGGTGATGTAACCGCCGTCGTCGACAATGAGAATATGAATCTCGTCGGCCGTCATGTTAGAACCGGTATAATCAAACTGTGCCAACACGTCAATAGTATAACCATTGCCGGTATAGCTGGTCGCGGTAGAGTCTTTTGTGACGACCCAGGCCATCAAACTGTTGCCAATAGTACCGGGGCATCGGGCCGCCAGATTACCATTCAACGACAGAGTGTCATATTGCGATTGATTTTTGATGAGCGAAGCAGCTGGAGCGGAGCCAGTCGAAACATAGCCGACAGCATTACGAGCAGCAGCAGGGCAGGCGCGAGAAACAAGCAGCGCATTGCCATACTTAAGAAAAGAGGCGGCCGTAGCAAACGAGCGCACATTCGCCGAAGTAGGCGTGCCGAAGTAGTAAGCCAGTTCCTTTTCAGAGCTGACGGTGATAAGTTGCTCGACTGGGCCCCACGAGAATGCACCGGCGTAACCGCCGATAGAAGTGGAGACAGCCGGAATAACGTTTGTCAAGTCAATTTCTTTGACTTGGACGCCCGGAGAGACTTGGAATCCCATATTAGTTTATACCTTTCAGGTGTTTATTGGTTGTGATAAGTTATCATAGTAAGAAGAATCAATACGAAACTATTTATAATTCCGCATTTTCCTAGAGTTCCTTAGAGAGTCTGCCAAGCCTTCTGCTGTGCAATCATATCCTCATATGCATATGTTGAGGCAGGCTTATTCTCATGGCCAGTATGAAACACTCCAGCGGGCACCAAATCGTCTTCCATAGCCTTAAGTTTCTCGGCAAATAGCATAGCCTTGAATTCGCCTTCGGCCAAGTCGGCAAATGGTGTAGACAAGAACCAACCAAACATTACCAGATTCATTGCCAGATCGTCGTGGCATCCATCAGCGGCCGCATAGCTCTCGCCCGTCGTCTCAAAGGTCGTGAGCTCCTGGATTGTATGCAGATCTCTAATGACCAGCTTCCTGGCTTCCATTAGGTCTTTCAGATTTGAGCAGCCAATACGCTTGACCTTTTTGGTCATAGTCACACCTACGCCGCCGGATTTAACCGTAGACTCTACAAAGGTATTCTCATACTCTAACTCATGATAGACCGTATTGCACACTACCTGCCCGGCATCGTTGTTCTCTATAATAAGCAAAGCATCATTGTACTTCTTGGCCACGCGTACCAGGACATCTGGAA